TGCTTGTACCAACGACTTCAACGCCATCGAGATAACGATGTGCAGTAGATAATAGTTGAGCTGACTCGAGAATCATTTTGACGACATGTTTGTCGACAAGAGACTGAGCAGCAACGACTGGGTCGTGATCTACGTAAAATATGTTCATTTTTTCCACTTTTTAAAAGCTTGTTCACGATGATATTTGTTAGCTCGACTAAAAAATTCGATACCATCTAAATGATCTAACTCGTGTTGGAAAATTCGAGCAGTCATACCAGTAAATGTTTTAGTCAAAGTTTCACCATTGGGAGTTCTGAATCGAACCTTAATATGTTGAGACCTTTTTATTTTAACTAATAACCCTGGATATGTCAAGCACCCTTCTTCTAAAATTACTTGTTCCGAAGAAGGAAGAACGATTTTCGGATTAAAACAAACAAAGTTTTCTGGAGCTCCACGCATCGCAAAGATACGATAAGGAACTCCAACTTGATTTGCTGCTAAACCAAGTCCATTGTTATCATACATGAATTTGATTAGATCTTTCGAAAATTCGATTGGATCGAACGGAGGATTGATAAAATCAAATTCTTCACATTTAGTTTTTAGAATTGGATCTTTAGCATCTACTAGATTCATTTTTTCACATAAGTCCTGTTAAACATTGTATGGTTTTCGTCAGTTGGACCCCAGTCGCCATCTGGGTGGAATGCAATAATTTTCATTGTAGAAGTTTCATCAGTTCTAAAACGATGTAGCTCGTGTTCGTTTAAACAGAAAAAAGTTCCTTCTTCGAGAGGAATTGGTTTATCAGTATCTGATGTACCAGAACCACTAATAACACAACCAATACGAATACTAGGATGAGTGTGATACGATTGATTTATATTAGATGGGAAATGAAGATAACTGATACTAGCATCGCCAAGTCGAGGAGGATAAACAAGCAACGAATCAGAGCAACCATCGATATAAGATAACTTACCTTGAGCGTTAATATCTTGTGTTCCGATTACTTCATGACCGAGAAAGCCAAGCCTAAAAACTCCAAAAATATCCTTTTCACCATATGGAAAAAATGAAACAGATTTATTATTAACTGGAATGGAAAAATATTGATTGGCTTTTAAATTATACTGGATATCTCCTACCATAATGTAGCTACCGACTCCAAAATTAAAACCGAATATTGTAGCCCAACCAATTTCTTTTGCTTCTACTGAATATGCCACATTAGTCATAATGGCATATGATGGATACATTGTATCTCGTTTATCTATTATGTCTGTTTTTCTATTTTCTTTTGTGTAATAGATCATAGTATTTCCTTACATGGCCAACTTCTGATATATTTCCTTTATTATATCGTTGGCATCTTGGAGGTTATTTGCAGTTAAAAGATTTACAATATCGTAATTCTTATAACGTATATAGGCAAAAATTTCCGATGCGTCGTCATATTTTAGTTTAATATACTCAATTAATGTTTCAACTGTTTCAAATTTTGAACATTTAAACTCTGCTTCGAGAATTGATCCAACTTCACCATTTTTTTCATACTGTTCAATTTCTCGCATCATAAGTCTGTTGTAGATATCCTCGAATGTGGATGTTTTAATAGCAGACATTTTAAGAATATCACAAGCTGCTTCGAATCGTTCTAAGATATCTATTTTAATGGACATAAGTTTCATATTATCCAAATAATCTTTAGACAATTCTTCTTCTTCTGGTAAATAAAATTTGTTAGGATGAGTTAGAGAAAAATTGTATTTGAATACAAGATCTTCTATACTCAATCCTTTCGGAAGAAAGTTTGTTACAAAGTATTTAACACCAGAAGAAGCAATAGCATTGTGAGATCTTCTAGTTTTAAAAATTCTAATTATTCTAGTTCCAAAAACATAGATATAATAATCATAATCTGATTGTTCTTCCATTGATATACTCCAATGCCTTTCTATCTTCTAGATAGTTTAAATTTGTGTCAATTGCATCATAAAAACCTTTTATAGCCCATAGGTTTCTAAGACTTGGTCTTTTCTTTTTCGTAAGATAACTATAATACTTCGTATGTTTAACAATAAACTTTTTAGCAGTATGTTTATATGATTCAAAAGTATTTTTTATTTTCTTATCATGATTATCTATACTCCAACGCTGCCATTCTGGAGTATCAAAAAAATGATGAATCTTAGGAAATGTTTTACTTGGTTCTTCCCATGGTTTATAAGCAAGTAATCGATACTTAACATGCTGCCATTTATTTGTAAAGTTATACCACCACACCCAATCGAAACATGATTTAATAGGAAAGGGACAAGCTACTGTTGTTTGGCTGTATACCTCAATAAACTTTTTAGATGTTTCTTCTCCAAACATTGAGTTGTATACTTTTGGCATATGTGTTTGCCAATCTGAATGAATACCCTCTTCGCCATGGAATTTTATAACTTGTCTAAGAACATCGCTACCGAATATTTGATCGCCATGTTCTCCAGTAATAACATGACCCTTTCTACAAATTTTCTCAACATGTTTATAAGAAGTTGATATTCTACCTTTGAATTTCTCAACAATTAAATTCCACATTTCTGGAAATTCAGCAATACTTTGAGTTGTAGCAAGAATGTGCACACGTTGTAATTCTTCATCAGACCAAGTCAAAATAAAAGCAGTAACAGCTGTAGTACTATCAACTCCACCAGAATACATGATGTAAATATCACCATCAAGTTGTTTAAATTGCATAGCACGCTCAGTTGCCATTTCTTCGTATGTTTTATTGTTTGTTGGAACTTGAGTAATTTCATAAAATGTTTCACATCCAAGAGTATAATTGAAAGGATCGATACCTTGCATCACACGATTAACTGATTGTGTATATGGTGCTTTTTTCGGACACCATGGTAACAATTGTAATCGTGGATGTTCAAAGGGTTTTGTGTAAAGAAGTAATCCCATTATGCAACCTTGCTGAAGTTTTTGTGCTTCTCAAATTTGATTACGTTAGTAAATTTGTCATACAACTGATCAGTTTTGTGACTGATGATAAATGTGTTTGTATCAGCTGCAAGATTATTTAGAATCTTTAAAAATTCATCTGTACCGTTAGAGTCCATAGATGAATCCATTACCTCATCCATAATAAGCAAGTTAGTGCTGATTGAATTACGAAGTTTAGCCACGCTGCGCCATGTAAAAAGGATAGCAAGGTTAATACGCATTTTCTCTCCTTCAGAAAATGATGCGTAACTAAATTCATCGCGAAAGCGTGATTTAATCGTTTCATTGAATTCTTCATCCAACTCAAATTGCACGAAGAAATCCATAGCAGACAGATACTTGCTGATGAGCTTATTAATGACAGGTACATATTGTTTAATAATCCTTGACTTGATACCACCATCTTTTAGCAGATTTGATGCTGCCATTAGAACATTTCTATCTTCTACTAGAGCATTGTACTTTATTTCATGCTCATTCATTTCAGCTTCTAGCTCACTAATTTTTAGATCTTGACTGTCATCTTGCTGTTTTTTAATGTTGTTAATTTCGCGAGCTAACTCTTTTGTATATTTTGTAAGAGAAGTAATTTGATTTGTTATTGTCATACTCTGAACATTAAAATCAGCAATATTTTGTACAGTTTCCATAATCTCGTTTAACTCATTTTGAGTTTTTTCAAATTCCTCTGATAACTTTGTAAGACCAATGTTAATTTCTTCTAGCTCGCCTTCTTTATGAGCAATTTTTTCTTGTTTCAAATTCTCGTCGATAACTTGAGTACAAGTAGGGCAGTTGTCATGATTCTTAAAGAACTCAACATCATTCTGAATAAGTGCAACTTTGGCTTCAATTTGGTGACGTAGCTTAGTAAGTTTGTTTACTTTCTTTGATACTTCATCTTTGTTAACAGTTTTATCTTTTAGAATAGTTATTGATGATGTTACATTTTCAAGCTGTTGTTTTAGATTTTCAATTTTTATATTTGTTTCATCAATCAGAGACAATTTCTCTTCGATGATCTTTTCGTTATTGTTCTGACGCTCAATCATGTGCTCGCGAACAATGTCTATCTTTTCAATTAAAAACTTTTGTTCAGCATTTGCTTTGATAATTGCTTCATTGTTTTCAGCAATTCTATCTTTCAACAAACTGTTCATAGTTGTAAAAATCTGCAGATCAAGTAAGTCTTCAATAACTTCTCGTCGTTGTCCTCCAGGCAACTGCATAAAAGGAATAAAAGATGCAGAACCGAGGACAACGACTTGACAGAATGACTTATGATTGATCTTCAAAATATGTTTTTCAAGAAACTCTTGATAATCTTTCATCTCAGCATCTTGATTTACCATCTCGCCATTTTGATAAACTTCGAATACTGTTGGTTTTAAACCACGAACAATTTTATAATTTATGTTGTTGATACTGAACTCTAACTCAGTAATCATTTCTTTACGAGTAATCGTGTTGATAAGTTGTGGTTTAGTAATTTTACGGAATGGTTTACCAAACAA